ATATCATCCCCCTCCCATCAGTAAGGCTAAAAGTTGCTGAAGGCCAGCTCCTTGACCTCCTCCACCACTCATTCCTCGACCTCCTCCACCACTCATTCCTCCCAGTAGTCCCGCGCCAATACTGCTTCCAATTCCGGCGGCACCACCCAATGCCAGACCACCGAGTCCACCTGTGGCACCAGCCAATAACGCTTGGAGTGCTGGTCCAGCTATTCCTTGGAGAAAGCCTTGTTGACCGGGTATATGCGCCGTCTGGTATTGTTGTTGACCACCATACTGCAACAATGGTAATGCATTTTGGAAACCCATAGATGCCAACGACTGCTGTAATCCAGATCCGGCTGCACCAAGCGCTTGTTGGAAGCCGCTTGATCGTTGACCGCCACCGAGAGCGGTGAATCGTTCAGCTAATCCAGGGATTGTTTGCGTATTAAATTGATTAATTGCTTGCTGAGCCATTGGGGACTGCCCAGGATTATTTAATAACCCAAGTCCGGTTTGTAGTGTTTGATTTTGGGCTCCTTGTTGTTGTTGGGTGAATAGTGGAAGTTCCTGGAATCCACCCTTTGATCCCGTCCAAAAGTTACTTTTGGGAGCATTTGTCATCTGACCAGCAAATTGAGCCATAGTATCCCCTCGTATATATATTAACCGTATCATGCTGGACAGAAAAATGGTAACGTAAAAAAAATGCATTCCTAATAAAAAAGGTAGTAGAAATGAACGAAGTTCGTATAGATGGTATCGTATCGCGTGAACCAGAATTCAAAGAAGCAAAAAACTTTAAGATCGGTAAATTCCCCATATTAAATAGGGATGAACGAGGCAATTCAAGCTTCTTTGATATTGAAACATGGAATGAAGTTACTCAAAAATGCCAACACCTCAGAAAAGGTGATCGTGCGTTGATAATCGGATATGCGAAGCAAGATTCATGGCAAGACCCAGAAGGAAAGAAGCGTTCACGTATAAAGTTTGTTGCTAACTCAATCGAAATAAGCGCTGGAGAGATTAATCCTTATAATACCAAAAGCGCACCTACAACAAGCACCTATGTACCAAAAAGAGATGTACATGGATCACAAGGCCTTGTAGATTTTGATGATAAACTCCCCTTTTGAAACGTAGACAAGTTGTCGACAGTTTGGCTATAACTCAAGTCTTCAAATATTCTATAATTACGTAAGTAATAGTGTATGCGGACCAATCTGAGTTAGTAGTTATATTCACGTTTGTCCCATCGATATTGAGCTCAATATCGTTTCCCGATGCCGAAGCGTATGGTATCGGGACATAGTTCTTAGAGGACTGTTTACTTGAAGATCCATAAATTCTTGTTGTAGTAGAGTTAGCAGTAAATGTAATATCATGGGCTACCGATTTAGTAGTTGCATTCGGTAGGGCACCGAAATTGATTACTTGCCTAATGACTTGCCTTGGTTCAGGAGTTAATGAACTTGATGAACTTAAACTTGGATTAGCAAAATACTTTTGACCGTTAACAAATTCTTGTTGATAATAGAAACCCGAATCTTTTATATTAACTGCTTGCGCCATGTTATTTAGATTCTGATATAAGCGAACAAGTAGTTCTTTAAACTCTGGTTTTGTTACATCAATATCATCGAGTTCAGTCGTATCCCATATATTCGTTGTGGGTATAAATGCACCCTGATAGCCACCAAGATTTGCCATTATTGTAGTCTCGTTGAAGTTGGTTGTGTATGTAATACCAATCCCTGTAATTCAAAATCAGAGAACGCCACTGGTACACTTCTCATCTGCGCATCACTTAAATATATATAGATCTGTATTGCTTCACCCTGAGTTTGGAAATATACCGGATGCCATAAGAGTGTCTGCTCTAACTCAAGAGGGTAAAAGAGTGCATAGGGGAACATATCTAATATACCATTACCCATAATGGTTCCGGTTCCAGTTCCTTCTGTTAACATAGATAATTCTGTATACGAAGGATAATAATCGACAGTAACTGATCCAGAAGTAGTTGTTAATACATTAAAGTCTATCTTTGCTAAGTAGACATCTCTACCCTTATCGACATAGGGATTCCACTGTTTAGAGAGCATATTTATCTGTGACACACGAGCAACGAATCCCCCTCCCGTATAGGTTCCAACAAGGAATGCGGGATTTATATATACTGTATTAGAATCAATAACGGTATCTATAGAGAAAATAAAAGTAGACACTCCCGATGCGTCTGGAACAAGAATAACTTGCTCAACTGACTGCAGATAAATGTAGTCTCCCACTTGCAGGGTATGATCAACAATCGTTAAGGTTAGTCCAGTTCCATTTTGAACTACATTAGTAAGTTGCATTACTGGTGCATTATAAGACGTATCTGCTTGTACCAAGAAAACGAATCCTTCTTGGTTACCTGCTATTACTTGTCTCGATTGTGCCTCTAGAACTCCGCTATTCCACGTCATATTGGCAGTTTCCCACGTCTGTGTCATCTCCTGCCATGTCTGATCTTGCTGCTGTTCAAAGTAACCAAATACCGTTATGCAGTCGTCATTGAATGACCATGAGTTATTGCGGTAATTATAAACAAGGACTCGATTTGGATATGTATCGTTTATATTCTGATCACTTGAAGGAAAAGACCAGTAAACCATCTCAACGTAGTAGTCGCGTATACCAGCAACACGCGTTGTGCCTTGATCAACAGTATTTATCTGAAATATCTGATCAGGAATTTTCGTATCAATACGTTCTACGTTTGCACCACTACATGCATGAACGCCAGTATTCCCGATGGTAAGTATCACTTTGTCAAACGGTACCGTAGAATTCGGTGCCTCTGATCCAAGTTCAGTGTTAATTTTTTGCCATAAGAAGGGAATAATTTCATTTCCGGTATATGCAAGCTCCCACGTACTACGCTCAAAGTAAACTATCAAACGATCTTTAATAAACTCAGCACTTACAATAGCTTCTTCTGTTGTTGCATCTATGAACCCACCACCATTACCAATACTTGTCGCCGCTCCCTTAGTATATGACTGATTCGGTTCTAAAAAGGGATCTGGTGCAAAATCTCCCCCCACCGTGACTCCTGAAAGCGGAGAACCATTATGGGAAAATCGGCAGCGATTAACAAATGAAGCATTTGTTCCCGAAGTTTGTTCAACAGTGTTAAGCAAAAGAAGACGATTTTTAAAATTGATGACTATACGTGCAGTAAATACAAAGCTTCCATCCCCTTTAAATATGGTGTAAGTAGGAAGAGACGAAGGAGATGAATAGGTAAACCACGAAATACCATTATAGTACCAAATCGGATCATCATTAGTTCCTGGAGCCCCTATAGTAGCGTTAAAATTAGAAACAAATAAAACAATTTGATTTGGAGTAATACCATCCCAATTTTCAGTCCAGAAAAAGTTAAGATTGTTCCCATGCCATATTGCAGTACCCAACCTGATCCAAGACCCACTCGTAAATGTATATGCGAATTGAGTATCAAATGCTATTGCTGGTTGATTATTTATGGGGTTTATTTCATAGAGACATAATCCCATTACCGGTTCAGCGGGATAAAAAAATACTGGCTCTGACTTCGGTCCATTAATAATTGAAAATGCGCCATTACTAGTATTAAATGTACTTATATCAGGTTCACCGTCATCACGTAACATAACTCCTGGAGTTCCCAATTGGTAAACGGTGAAATATACCTCACCAACTGAAAAACCCTGACCTATTTTGAATATATTCCCAGGAACAGTTCCTGAAAGATTACCTGTGTCAGGGTCAGTAGTACCAACTAAAATTGCGAGTCGAGATCCGAGCGCTTGTTGCGTAAGATCTAATCCAGTACCCATATAGGACGAGCCAAATCGTTTCCGTACGCGACCTCTAAATACATATGCATTATTGAGGGAAGCCCACGCATCATCATTTATGAGCCATGCTCTCTTGTCTGTTTGAAGACCAGTTTCAGTGGGGGCAATAAGGAAGCGATCCATTGGCATCTTAGTATCCTATGGCTAGAAAGGAATACGAATGAACATGATTGTTAGGTGTACCAATTGCACGGGGAAATATCTGAAAAGTCGTAGTGGTATAGTTTCCCGCTGATACTGCATCGTTAAGTTCCCCTGTACTTGGTCCGGCACCAAATGTTTGAGTTATCTGAATAGTAAATACTTGAGTAAATACCGGTATAGTAGAACCAAATGCATAGGTTACCGTTCCGAGCGTATTCTGCGTGGCAGTGAATGTTCCCCATTTCATTAAGATACCAGAAGGTATATAACTCCACCCACTGGACGTAAATCCCGGAGCATTATTAGTACTTAATATGGAAGCGGTTAATGGTATTTGTACGGCTGAACCACCACTTACTATTTTATTAACGAATAATTCATCGACACCAGTTAAGGGATATGGAGACGCTGGGAGTTTATTGTATAATCCAACTTCTCCAGAAGCGAAAGTTGGTGCAGTCGCTTGAACCGGGAACGTTACAAAATTATGTTTACCATAATTAACCCCATCAGAAAAATCTACGTGATTTACATCAATAAGAGTCTTAATGGACGCAAAGTTAGTCTGTATCTGTGATTGGGACCGCGATATCTGATCAATTGCATTCGGTATAATACTATATGTTGGCATTAGTTCTCCTTTTTAATTAAAATTGACCCCACCCAAAACCCTGATTACTAGGTCCATTTTGCGTTAACTGCTCGGTGTATATAGTTGCCACTCGTTCATTTGTATACTGAACAATAGTTCTCCTGAGGCAAAGACGCTCTTGTTCTCTAAATTCTGGTTCTATGAGTTGTACAGACTCAAGATCCATACGATCCTGGAATATCTTTCGAGCTGCACCATAGGCTATGAACTGCCACCATTCTTCTAGTTCGGGACTTTGATTTTCTTGTAGCAAAGCAGTTGGACGAATATAAGCTTCCATTTGAATACGATATGGCTGATCGGGTATTGGCCTCAATACAAACTTATTATCATAATAAAGCATTGCTTGTGGTATTGAACATACTTGAGGTACCACTTGGCTATTAATAGTCTGTCCAGCTCCGGGAGGTGTATTAAACGTGATAGTGTACTGACCCGTTAAGTAGTTTATAAAATTAGTTGGATCTTCATCTACAGTTGTAGGTACAGTGGTGGGCAAATTATTAGGTGCATATAAGTTGCCTATAACGGTTTGAAATCCCGTAGTTGCATCTACGAGGGGAACGTCAATTAATGAAACTCCCAAGTCATTTGTATCAATAGAATCAAAAAGAACTTGGTTTTTCAGTATTACTGCAGGTTGGTTAGAATTCGGGGGTACATTGGCAATACTTTGGTTGAAATTTACAAATCCCGAAAAAGACTGGGTAATACCGTTACCCGTAGGGCCAATGGTTTGTATATTGTTAATCTTAGGATAGATACTGAAAAGTTGCTCTCTTGATTGGGTATATAAGACCTGGTATCCCGCAATATAGATGGGGTCTGCGATCGAAAGGTAGAGGTTTTGAAAGTTGTACAACTGGTTAGTTGTAGCGCCAGCAAAAGAAGCAATATCAGTATTATACTCGTCTTGAAACGCATTACATATAAAAGTGAAGGTGGTACGCAAGTTGAACATTCGCAACTGTTCGGGAAAATCATAGACTACAAACGTATTTATATAATTATTTAAATCATCATCGCTTAATTGTGCATCTGAGGGCGACCGTGTCAATCTCCTGACCTTGACCTGTATCGCCTCTAAGGTATTTGTAGGAGCTATAATAGGCATCACTTCTCCTTTTTTAAAGAAGTTTAAGAAATATATCCTTTACGTAGCGCTATATGGCAATACATTCTGTACTGCTGAATCAAGGTTCGAAGCCTGTTCACCAATCGGTACCGCCATTGCACAGGTATTCACTTGGGGTAATGGATCAATAGGAATGGCAAATGCATCAAATAGCGTTGTATCAATGGGTAGAGTAAAGGTAGTGCTACCAGTAACCGTTATTGGTCCAAACATCTGATTAAGTTGTTGCATCCCAACTGCATCGGGCAAATCCAAACGCACAATACACCCATTAAGGTATTGATGTGCAAATGTCGTTGTTATAGACGCCGGATTACTTTGTGTAATTGCGGATATAATACGCATCGAAGGCTGGAATACGGGCATTTGAACCGCAAAACAAGTACTCATAACACTACCCCTTGTTAGATCTTATCCATCGTCACAATTTCAATTGGAGGAGCCGCAAATCCACCAAGGCCTTCTACATCGGCAAATTCAAGGCTATGGAAGCCAAATCTCCTTACCTTCTTACCAATAACTGCAGAAGAACGACCATTCTCACTCATCTTGGTGGTGTATATTGGATACCAACCGTTATTGTTGAGATGCTTAGCAACACCAAGGGGAAGTGAATACAATTCGCCATCGTAGAGTGTGAACTTTTCTACTTGGTCTTCTTTGTATGCTTTATACGAGAATTCCATGACTCCACCAGGCACTTCATAATATTTGAAAATACCTTTGACGAGTTCACGGTCTTTATCGCGCATATATTTTAAGTTAATTTTCTTCTTTTTCTCTTTGTTATCCCTAATAGTTGGAGTTGCGTGGGAAAGTCCACGATCTATCATTTGTTCCATTTGTTCCATCTTTCTCTCCTTTAAAGGGCGGCTACCTTTTTTGAATAACCGCCCGAACTATTTCAACCCGTGACAAAATGTCACGACCTCAATTACAATCCGCCGTATGTAGATTTACCAGCAAGCCAATACAAGGTATCCGGTGCCGTTATAACACCAGCATTACTCGTTGTACCACTGCCTGCGGGGCCGACAATTGGAGTAGTTAACGCGGTACCGTTTCCACCACCACCAAGAACCATACCCAAGAAGCCAACGTTTTGAACGGCGTCTCCAAGAGATGATAGTTGGGGACTCTGTGCCAACGCTGTCGCAGTATCTTCTCCAAAAGGAACTACCTGTGCTGGAGTAAATGCTGACAATGGGGTTGTAAATACAGGGAACCATGAGGTACCTCCTGCAAATCCAACGTTAGTTGTAGCAACTTTAAATCCATTTGTATTCGCATTAATAGTTATAGTATTGTGTCCAACGCCAAGGGCGGTGTCGACCGCAGTGATAATGTAACTATCAGGAGAAGTAGAAGGATTAGGCTGTGAATAATTGTCCAAGTTAGCAAAGTCACCCCATATAGCGGAGCCACCAGGCAAGCTAAGACGAATTTCCTGTCCAACCGTATAATTATGTTGAACACTGAGCGTAATAACAGCTGATGTTGCTGCTGATATATTGGTTATATAGCGCCTGCGTGGATAGAACACGCCATCAGTGGTTATGATTCCAAGGCCTTGTGGCGTTGTTATCGGATAACCAATAACACGGAAATTACCAGAAGTCGCTGGCGTTGAATTCAACGCATTCAAGTAATCAACACTGAATGTAGTTGCCGTAAGAGCTCCAATACCCACCGTAAAATCAAGGCTATTGTAAGCCGATTGATTATTGTTGAGCGATGTTAGTCTCACTACTACACCCGATGACATGCCCGCAGTAGAACCAACTGTTGCAACCGCAGGATTGGCCGCCGTCATACCAGAGATCCCTGTACTACCGTTATTCAAAGATCCAGATTGGCTTGTGCTTGGGTCATAAAGAGTAAAACCACCGCTAACCAATGTATCTTCAGAAAGGACTGCCGAAGTAGCGCCTTTGTATTTAACAATAGCGGTACCTGGAGCCATGCCACGCTGCCAATAGAATTCAATACCAACAGATGCATTTGCTGTGCCATTGAAATTAGCAGTTGTAACACCATTAGCTCCTGCTTGGGAGTAGTTTTTTACACTTACCCAATCTGCACCAGAAGGGATCTGAAGCGTTACAGGAGATGAATATGTTCTCACTGCGCCAAGACCACTCGCCGCTATGGGAGATGCTACAAATGAACCTTGGCCTATAATTGTTCCGTCCATAATTATTCCTTAGGATGATAATGTTGCACGAAGATTTAGTACCCAAAGATCATTGGTAATCCGCGGAACTTCTGCAAATTTATAACCCACTGTTATATTTTGAGCCAATGGATCAGAATATATTGGTGGTCTATAAATGAAGTTAGCCGAATATCCGTCTTGTTCAATACACGCATAAGCCTCAAGACCAACGCAGAAGATATTGTAAACGGTATTACCCAATGCAGATGCATTAGCAAACATAGATCCAATAGAACTCACAAGGAAACGAAGATTACCTACGTTACCCCATTCAGATTCTAAGGCTTTGTATCCGCCTGGATATTGTGCTTTTTGCAAGAATCCACTCACATTTTCTAAGTCAGAAGTGAGTTGAGTTGAACATAAAGCAAAGTAAGCATCACGAACCGGTGCCGTACCGAACTCATTCTTGCCTTCTATGTTGTCCAAGATTGTATACGCATTGTTATCAAGCAATGTACGAACGATGGTACCCACGTCGGATCGTGTGATCTCAGTTGGATTATCGCCGTTTACACCGCCCGTGCAGTTAATGAATGAAGCAGTCGCTGCAAGCATATCACGGGTCAACTGATCTTCAGTTTGACGAAGTGATACGCCGAGTCGGCGCGCACATTCATTCAATACCATTCTGTTACTTTATAACCTATTGCTAGGCGGACAAGTCTTCTCAGCTTGTCTCTCTATATTTCTATAGAGTCCAGAGTACCGCATCCATCGTCATCGATGGTCTCCTCGCTTACTGCGTTCAGGCTGCACACGTTAGTTGCTTGCCCCTTGTTGTCTCCGGCATTATCCGGTAAGAGTTTCAAGTCAATCAGAGGAGATTTAGAGACCCCATATTTATTGAGATTAACCAATTTGACATAACAATTGTCACGGAATTTAAGCTCTTTTGGATCAATACCTTTACGGCATGAAAGAGTATTTACTGAACTTTCGCAGAAGTGCAATAGTACCTCAGCATTAGCTTTCTTGGCCTTTAAGAAAGGTATTACTCTCTTCAAAAATTCTATACTTTCTTTTTTAGTATAGATTCCGTATTGATAATGAAATCCATTAGAACAACTTGTATTCCGTGGAATGTATAATTTACCAAAAGGAAAGTTTTCTCGAACGTAATTTATGGCACGCGCATCACTCATAGCAAGACTTATAACAGGCATGTATCGAGGATTTATGACCCAAGTTCCTTTATTATGAACTTGTTTTTTAACTGAGAATGAACCATCGGTATCCATTAATCCCGCAACATAAGCCCAAAACTCACCCTCTTCACTAACAACTGAAGCTACTTTTGAAGATATTGAATTGTTAAATGAAGTCCAGTCGTTAGATTGCATCATGCCAATATAGAATCTTTCTTTCTCTTCTAGTTTTTCTATAGGAACACGACGCCCTCTTACAAAGGGAAGCTCTTCTATGAATCTTCTTAGGAACTGTGCGCGCTCAGATTTTATTTTTAGAAAAGGAATCAATCGGTTTATAACAGGTAATACATTATCGTTACTTCTAAGCCGCCACACCATTAATGATTTTCCTTCAGATCCATCTTTACCTATGTAAGCAGATCTAATGGTTATATTTCCACCGAATTCAACCTTTAAAAAATCTATAATCTCTTTGCGCCAATTAGCAAATTGCAGGAATGGATAATACAAAGGGCTAGCATCAGTTTTATGTTTAATAATACTGAAACTTCCGTCACCATCCATTATGCCTGCAACGTATGCCATTTTTATGTTCTCACTTTCCATTTGTACTCCTGGTTATAGTTTAACTTACTATACCCTAGAATACCTTGGTAACGCCAATAGATCAAGTAACTCAATTATTCGATTCATCCATAGGGTCTTGGTTCTGTAGCGTGACTTGTTCATTTATCATCACGTACGTACCATAGAACGATATCTTTGCATCAATATCCACAGCAGTAAGATTTTGAGGTGGTGGAGTTACACCACTATTTCCCAAAGGAACCATTGCTGTGTTCAAAGGGTTATACCTGCGCATACGGAGAGTTGTACCACCATTACGGGGCATGTTCTTCCTCATAGCGGGGATTTTGTGAATCATGTTTGGTACCGGCACGGACAGTAGTTTATAACTAAACGACTGTTGAACGGGCGCGGGCAAACTGCTCGTTGTTGTAATTGCCATCAAACTCTCCTTTTTGGGAGTTTATATAAATTTGAACTTGAGTTGACGATTCTCTGGTACGTCAGAAGGGGGGGTAACGATGCCCATTACGTTAGATTTATGAGTTGACGAGACTCTATACGTCATTTAGATTGTAAACGACTGGACTAAATAAAAAAAGGGAATCTACCATTATAAAGACTGAACCAATAAATTATCATTATTTAGCTGGTGTATTCGATACAATGGGAGCAATAAGGATAGAAAGAACAAAAAATCCTCCGTATAGATACACATCGAGAATGGTAATTGCTTCCCAAAACAAGAATCTGTTTGATCTCCTAATAAGTGAATTTGGAGGGAGATTATACAAACCAACTATCAATAAGTGTTATTTCTGGCAGAATTCTGGTAAAAATTTAGATATTATTCTCGCTAAATTGATTCCGTTCTTGATAGTGAAAAAGAGTCATGTAGAAGTCGTTATGAGATTCCGACAAACGATTTCTCCTCTTGGAGTAAATAAAAGCATTCCAAATCATATAAAACAACTTAGAGAAGAACTCTACAACGAGTACAGAAAATTAATATTCTCAGAATTCCCCGATAAGGGAATGGAGACAACCTTACCGGGGCGATAGAAAAATATTAACGGGGTAGATAACACCAAAATTCAGGATTCCATGGTTGTCCAATGTCTGACCCGATGGTAAACTTAAGAGTTTCTTCATCTCCCCAATACGATGCTAAATCAAATAAATACTATTCTTGATTATTATAATCCAAATAACTCCTGAATATTAAAACCATTTGTCCGGGTTGTGGCTTTTTATCTTTAATGTTATATCATTCCATTTTTTACCAAGGCGGCATAGACGAATGCTTAGACGCATCTTGCATTTCTTTCCATAAAGAAGCCTTCAACTCAGAGGTCAATCCATTAGCAAACGCATTTGCGTGGGATAAGGGTGATTCTCCTTGTTTGGGAGATGCGCTTACCAATGGTCGTGGCTTAGCCGCATTCTCTTTTGCACGCTTCTTATCAGCATCATAACGAGCATCAGGTACAATTCCACGCTTTTTGATCTCTTTATAGGCCAATATAGCTTTATTATAAAAATCTGGAGAAGACTGAATTGTATATGCTAGCTCAGGATCTTCTTCAGTGAGGGCAGTCAACGTTTCTTCGTTTACTACGCTATAATAGTCTGGAAAGCGTGCCCGTATACGGCTTTCTGTGATATCTTCAGATGCCTTTGCCTTAAATGTCTCTAGCTCTGCTTTAAGGCGCTTTTGCTCTTTGACGAGTTGTTTGACATGCTTACCTTCAGCAATATCTTCATCGCCAAGGGGAATCTCTTCATCTTCTTCTACTGGAGATGCTTGTCGTTGCGCCTGCTGCTCGTATTGGGCTAGACGGCGTTCTAATGCATCTTTCTCCTGAGCAATACGATTGCGTTCCTTCCGTAATTGAGCGAAGTTTCTGCCTACCTCGTTGTCTACGTAGGGAGCGGATTCAGAAGCTGCTGGAACTGATTCTACTGGCGCTTCCTCTTGGGGAAATTCTTGGGGTATTTGAGCATCAGAAACCATAGGATGCACTTGATACGTATTTGTATCTTCTATCATTATTACTCTCCATAAACAATAAGTTCTCTATTCCGGATCTTTACCTTTTTTAATAAGTCTCCAGAGGCATCATCTAGTACAAAGTTAAGTAAGCTTCTTTCTTCAGTAGGAACAGAAAGGGGATCAGCAAGCATTTCGTAATATGTCTGCTTAGAAGGCAATACCCATAAAAATTCAAGATGATCGTCTTTGTTGTGGTAAAAATAAACAGACTCATCATATTGAGGTGTGGGGCATGATAGGCGCCCCATGAAGTAATTACGAATTACGTTGGCTAGTTTACGTTCTCTCTTGGTGATAACAACAATATAAAAGTCATCAAACGGCCAATCTTTTTTAAGACGCCCAATGCATTCATGCATGTTTTTATCGAAGTCAGTAAGTGATTCTTGCATCTGCTCGTGGGCAGAATGAGTATCATCACCAGAATTTTTCAGAAGGTCTGAAGATATCTTTCCAACTGTATCTCTATACGCGTCCATTACTACTCTCCGCTAATCCATCCAGATTTCTTTACAACTGAACGGAAAATCTCTTTTTTTCCATCATATATCACTGGACAAATAAAAAGAAAGAATTGACTTATGAACCATATCTAGTAAACTTATTATATGTAATTAAGAGGAAGAATATGGAATCTTTAGGAAATAAGATACACACAGCAAGAAAGAAAAAAGAGTGGACCGCAAAGACCTTTATAGTAAAACTCGGCATAGATCTTTCTACCAGTTATATCACACAGATTGAGTTACATGGAGCAGTTCCAGCACCTGAAGTTGTGTGTAGAATTGCAGAAGTCCTAGGTTTAGATAAAAAAGATCTTTTAAAGTTAGCGATGGAATCCAAGAAGTCTACTTTTTCAAAATTATTAGATAAAAAATATGAACGTGCAGTGTCAAAATCATTTTAACTATAAACTATAAGGAACATTGAATGATTAATCGCTAAGGGAATAGTAGTATTAGAAGCGACAAACATTCGAAACTCTTTATTGGAATATTAAAATGAACAAGTATCTATCAATACTGTTACTATGCTCTTCTTATCTCTGTAGCATGGATAAACTGCAAAACAAGGCATACGATGAACAAAAAAAATGTATCTCCGAAGGAATAGTCAAATCGTCCCACAATCATGAGCTTAATTCGCTCAAATACCAAAAAGAAAGCCTTAAAGAGCGTTATAGACAAATAAAGAATGAAAAAGGCCTAAACAAACAACAACTAGAAGCATTCATAGATGAAGATATTAATATTGGGATGATCGTTTGGAAAGATAAATTTACATTGTCTATGCCTCAAGAGCATGCAACTATTTTTGGCCAGATTTGGTCAAAAATATCCAAAGAGAGTACAACGAGTGATTTTGTATACCAGACAATGCAAGATGCAAAACAGGAGCTTTTATTGGAGTATCCCCGGAGACGAACAAACATCGGAGAACTCAAAGCAATCGCAAGACAATCTCTAGTCATAACTCAAAAACCGGCCATCCGCTATAAGTCTACTGCAACAGGTTCTAGTGTGATCGCATTTAATATAGATGAGGGCCCTAAGAGAGTCGTCTCTAGAGCTAATACATCAACCAGTATAAAACCTAGGTACAAGAGGCATATATCATCCTCTAGTTCAGAAGATGAATCAATTCCTGTTCATGTAGAAGATCTTTATAATGAAGTTCCGGCCAAGTTCTCTGTAGATATACCGGTATATACCAGTAATGTTTTCAATGAAAAGCCAGTCACTATAGACACGACTGAGTTTAATGAACACTTCAATAAAGAACGCGATAAGCTTGCAGCTATGTATGCTCTAGAGCGTGTGCGTCTTGAAGAAAGCAAAGACAATCTATTAAAACAGTTTCCCGATCTACTAATAGAAGACTCAAAGGCTGCATATAGACCCGGACGTCATGCGTTGACCTCTTTGGACAGATGCGTTAATAATCTTACGGATATGTATGCTTATAAGCTCGTTGCACTTAACGGTTATCTAAGTGGACCAAAAAAAGACACAACGCTTGAAGACAATGAGATGTATCTCAAGACATTTGCTGGCAAGATGGATGGAAATAACTACAAGTTTACCTATGAAGATAAGCTTAAGGGCAGACCATGGCATTTGGCTAAGACAGATGAAGAAAAACAAGCTGAGCACGAAGCGTATCTTCGTGGAGAAGCTATAGATGAAGGTGATCCTGAGTCTGAAGAAGATGAAGCGACTTTGGATATAGAAAGATCGTTCTTAAGACGCTATTACAATAATTAATAGGGCTCTTATGGGTTGTTATTACTTCCCCCATCGGTTAATCACTGGTGGGGGTCTTTAATGTTTAACCGTAAACGAATTATCGATATATCGCTCATAATCTATGGTATTATGGTAGTATATTGGTTCCTATTTACAGGGAGAGGGCTATGAATGCACGATATCCTATTCTGGGTCTGGTTTTTTGTGGTTGTCTTACTTTTCAATCAAACTGCATGCTCCCTAAGACAAATGGAGAAAAGGATTCTAAGTCTGGAGGCAGACGTTCTTTTACTTTTGGCAAGAGAGGCACAAAGGAAAAGGGATTTACCGAACAGAGAAAGAGAGCCGCAGAACTAATAGAACTACAAAAACAAGTCGAAACTATATCCATTATTCATGAAGATGTAGCAGCTCTTGAAGAGCAAATGAATGAAATAAGAAACGATTATTTCAGCAAAACTGAAGAAGCAAATAAAAACTTACGGGCATATAGGGATTTCAAACTCCACCATGACAATCAACTACATCACGTTGAAGAACAACTAAAAGAAGTAAGCAATCGCGTACAATCCATGCATAAGATGATAGACATACTTGAGCGTGCTTTACCTCATACACTTAGATAATAAACAAGCCCCCCGAAGAGGGCTTGGAACGAAGTATGTGGTAGAAAGGAGGATAAAGGAGAGTAAGGCGCTTATATAAGACTTATTTTCTTTTCTTTTTTGGCTTAACTTTTTCGCCAGCTTTTCTTGCTTCACTCAACGCAATAGCGATCGCTTGAGAACGCTTATTCACTATTGGGCCCTTTTTAGAACCACTGTGAAGTTCACCTTCTTTAAATTCATGTAAAACTTTTTCAATCTTGCCCTTTTTCTTTTTAGCCATGTTATTTCATCCCACAAGGGCAATCACGCTTCATGTGCTTATGCTCTTTTTTCTTAGATTTCTTAATCTTCTCGTGCTTGTGCTCTTTTTTCATTTTTTCTGATTTCATATTATCTCCCCATAGGATCATGTTTAGCAATACTTTTCATTGGATGAATGTAAATAGTATCATTCCACACATCGGCAAATTCTTCGGGTCTCTGCCATTCCCTATTTATAGGAATCGGAGACAAATTTGCCATTGCGTTGTGATCTTCTTGCAATATGCGCGAATCTTGTCTTTCTTGAGCCCTACGTGGGTCAAGATTGTTTCGTTTCATCATTGTATTTCCTTTATAGAAGGAAAAGTGGGCGAATCGTACAACACCCACAGTCCCTAAGGAGTTTCTATCTAACTCGTTTGGTATCTTCATAGACTAAACGAGAATCGATTTCTTTCTCGCGCTGAGTCGTTTTTTGCTTGCGCATATTTGGTGGCACTCCAAGTATGGAGAAGGCAATATCTTTGCCCTTCTTCATAGCCTTTGGACCACTTGGACGCGGCATAGATGGCATCATTATACCTTTCAATGGGTAGTTATACCTTCTTAGGCTTATAATACTCATCACGTTTTCTATTATCCATCCCTATTTGACGATCAACGCCCCGAATACCGTCATCGATATCTTCGGGCATATAGTCATATGATTGTGGATAAGGCTTTATCATTACTTCTTGAGGAAGATTTGCAATCTTTGAATGATCTTCACGGATCATATCTTCTTCTTGCATTTCCTCAGTTCGACGGGACATATCCCCTTCTTCCATACGAACTTTTTTACGTTCGTGGCCCATTCCGTGGTATCTCTTTGCCATAGTGGCTCCTTTGTAGTAACTACTTCCCTTTTTTAAGGAAGCAAGGTTTTACCCTCTAACTACCCACCATCTCCGATAAACGTGTCGTACGCTTTCTCTTTGGTGGCTTAACAGGAACTCCCTGCTGGGTCTCTTGAGGAATTATTTCTTGTGAAGGCTCTTTAAATGATGCATGCATCGTAATTAGTTTCTGCAGATGATCTAAGTCGAGATACTCAATTTCTTTGAGTGCTTTGACTAAGTTTAAGAAGCCAGTTTCTTGATCTTTAACTGCTGCGGCTCTTCTTTCTACAGCTAGAGCCCTATTTTCTTCTACTCTACTCACTCGTTCTAAGCCAAGGCCCTTATCTGCTACTGCCCGTGCTTGTGCCAATTCAGTGCGTGCTTGCTGTTCTTGCATAGTAGCTTGCATTTGTTGTTGTTGTATCTGTTGTTGTTGCTGTTGTTGCTGTTTTATTGAATCAGTTAACCGTTTCTTATTCTGAATAGTAGCAGCATCTAAAAGCACATCATCAGGTATCTGTACACCAACCTCCCGCAGCTGTAACAATTGAGCAAATTGCATCTGCTTTTGCGTCGTGGTGTCAAAACCCTCTTCGATCGTCGCACCATATTTTCCAAACGCCTTATTATAAAATTGGTCAGTTGGTTCTTCATTTTCAAGAATTTTCTTAATCTTTCCCGGAGTGAAGTTTGCTTGCACTATATCAATCATGATCTTGCCAAGTAGCTTCTGTGAACGATCCAACTGATCGAAGAGTGGCTGCAGAGTAGTTAAACCGGCCCCCTGACGTAACATTGAGAGTATTCCGGCCTTATCGTCTTGTGCAGATCCCAACAATTCTTCATTTACGCCACTAATTTCTTGTATTTCTTTTGCGAGTATTTCTGATAACTGGATCATTGACGGGGGTATTTGTGGGGCAATGATCTGCTCAACATCACTCATCTGAGCTTCTTCTTTAAGCGCCAACCCACGGCCTTGACCGGATAGAAAAATATCTTTGGGATTTACAAGCGCATTTTCTTTGTACTTGAATCCAGAATTTATTTGGCTTTCAAGAATATCGAGTTCGACAATCTTTCTTCTATTATAGAGATATTGTGCGTCGCGGAGTCCTCGAACAACCCCTTGTATTCTATTGGGAAAATACGGCATTTGTGGAGTGTAATAACCGAGCACAGGAACAAAGGGATAACTATCAATTCCAATGGGATTCGGTCCATCATAAAGAACTCTTCCTTGAACGACGATAGCTAGACGCACGGTGGGTATTTCTTGTTCCACCACAGTGACAGTAGGATAGGTCCTAAGAAACAGTTTTAATCGCTCCTCGTCCGACCCTTTCCACTCCATGGTTTCACCTGTCTGAGTGTCTACAAGCATCCTCTGGTGGCGATAATCGCGGTAGTAGTACTCATCATAAGTAAGTAAGTTTTTTAAACCCCAATCATAAGACTCGGGCATGAACTGAAACTTACCATCGCGCGTATCTTGGCCCCATAGGCCCATAATCTCATCGACACGGTCTGGCAATAGAGAAACACACTCCCGTTTCGTGACAAAAGTGCGCTTCCATATAGCATTGCAATCTGATAAATCTGATTTTCTAAAGAATGGATCAATTAAAAAAGCATTGTAAGAACAGTTATCTACTCTAATGTTTCCTGAAACGGGATCAGAGCGATAATCTACCCAAACCTGTAAGAGATTCATTCCCGTTACAATGGCACCATGGAAAGACTCAGATATAGTGTCGAGTACACCTTCTTGTTGGTTTACCCACGTGAGTACTTTAGTAAACTGATCCGCCGTATCATTGTCTGCATTCTCAATCGGTGTAACGATAGTTGATTTACGATTGCGGCGTTGGTGCCCACTAATCATGTTTACAACACGTCTAATACGATTGAAATTGAATTGACGGCGACGATTCGCGGGAAGATTACCATAGAGATCAGAAAATATAGTCTGGTCTCCCGCTTCGAATCTAGTGTCGGTATCAGCTTCAGACCAAAAAGACTGGTTTATCGTTACTGATTCGGCGTAAAACGCTTCCATACGCGACAAAATGCCACGATCTTTTTCATCAAAGTATTGGGGGCCCAATTGGGGAAACAACATGTACTAGCACTCCCTTTTTAAAGGTGCTATAAATAGGTTACAAAGTTGGACGAATAGAAACAAGAAATGGATTGGTCATAAAAGGTGATAAAAGAAGAATATCGTAGTAAGTACGTTAATTTACTTAAGCGATTTGGTGGTTGCCTTTACCAAAATATAATGAGTTATAAATGAGTTATAAA